AGCCTGTCCCACACATCGGAGAAATGGAAATCGTCGTCAAACCAGTTGGCGGGGTTTATCACGTCAATGATGGCGCGCACCACGTTGAAAATGAACCGCCATCCCTCCAGGAAGAACACCTTGAGGAAATTGCCCAGCCCGTAGAAGAAGGCGCGCACCTCGGCGAACTTGTTCCACAGGAAAACGACCAAAGCGGTGACGGCGGTGATAATCGCGATAATCCATCCCACAACGGGAATGCTCTTTATCGCCATACTGATCACCCGGCAATTGATTACTGTCGCCGTCGCCATTTTCACCATCCCCGCAATCCATGCGATGGATGACTTGAGGGACACAAGCGTCATGATTTGCCCGATGGACCATGCTACCGTACCCAGCGTTACCAGTGTGCCGATGAATATACCGACAATTTCGATCACCGGGGCGATCGGTTCCACGAACTCGAAAAAACTGATTTTCAAGTCGTCAATGAACGCCTGCATACGCTTCTGCTTTTCCGCGTATGTATCCATCTGTTTGGCAGCCATATCCGTTGCTGAGGTTGATCCTTGAATGGCTTCCGTCCACGCGTCCATTTGGTCGGCACCGTCAATCAAGGCCATCGCTGAAGCCAGGTTCTCCCCTCCGAACAATGCGGACATGATTGTCGCATTGTGCATAACCGGTGTCAATGCACGCAATCGGTCGGTCAGTGAGAGCGACTGGTCCTGCATGGTATCAATGCTGATTCCGGCAGCTTTCAATTGTCTGACCGCATCCGCGGTCGGCGCCTGCATTTTCAGAATTGTATTCCGTAGGGCGATACCGCCTTCCGAACCTTTCTTTCCCGCTTTGTCAAGCAGCTGGATAGCCGAGTTTGTTTCCGCAAAATCAACTCCGAACGTTTTCGCGACACTGCCGGTCTGCTTCAATGCCTCCGCCACTTCTTTGATTTCAGCGGATCCCTCCACCGTTCCGGCTGCCATGATATTCATATATTCGGTCATGGTCTGTGCCGCTTTCATCGGGTCATCAAGGGATACTTGATACTGGTTCATGGCAGTGGACATGGCGGCTGACGCTCCCGGTACATCATTCTGCATTGTCTTACTGAGGGTCATCACATTATTGGACATGATTTCCAGCGCGTCCGGAGCCTTCTTCAATTCCGGGGTAATCTTGGAAAGCAGGTCCTTGTAAACTCCCATCGCATCCGCCGCATCCGTACCGAAAGTCTTCGCCGTAACCCGTGCCTTGTCGGCCAGCACATCCAGCTCTTTCCCTGCCATGTTGGTAATGCCGGACATTTCCGCCACCGCCGTTTCAAACCGTATTCCCGGTTCGATAGCGTCATTGAAAGCGCCGCGTATATTGTCCACCCCCTCCTTCACCTGGTTGAGGAAGAACATCCCCTTTCCGAGCTTCTCCAGTTTACCGGCCGCCGTTTCGGAAGCATTCCCCAGTCCGTTCACCGATTCATCCACGTCGTCCACCACCGATGAAGCCTGTCCGGCCGCTTCGGTGACCTTACGCAGCGGAGCGGTAATCTTATCCACCAGCTCCAGTATCCATTGTGTCGATGTCGATGCCATTTGATTTTGAGAATAGTTGATTCAATACTTTGGCCATGGCGTTCTGCATGGCGATCTCCATTTCTTCCAGCTCAGTTTTCCGCAACATACGGTATCCGGCATAGAGCCTGAGCCATTCGTCCTCGTCCAGCCTGCCGGGGATATCCACGCCGTATTCCCTTTTCAGCACGGCGTCGATTCCCTCGACAACGCCGAACGATTCCGAATATTCCTCTATGCTTTGCTGATAAAAGCCGCCTGGCCTTTTATCAGTTCGGCCACAGCTCCGAGAACGGACGTGTATACCGCCGAATCCTCCAGTGCGGAACGGTCTCCCGCCACCACACAGGTGTTCAGCAGCAACTCGTTGGCGGCATTCAGGTCATCGCGCACGCTTGCCATGGCAAGGATCGTGTCCTTGGTAGGGCGGACCAGCAGAAAGTCATAGCGTTCATCCTCGTCGACCTGTACCGTCAGCATCTTCAACCGTTTCCCGTAACGGGCCCTCATCTCATTATGCTGTTCTTCGGTGAAGCCGACAATCTGTTCCCTCTCTTTGTCGGAAAGCGATTCGTACGCTTTCCCCGCCTGTATCTTCTTTTTTTCCTCCATCACTTTTATTTTTTTATTGATCTTACATTGCCACGTTCCAGTCGATATGGCTGGGCAGCAGCGCGAATTGTACCGCTATGCTTTTGTCACCCTGTTTCACGTCCACCCCGTTGTCCATGAACTCGACGTTGCGGATCACATCCTTCTGCATAAAGTTCTTGTACTTGTATACCACCGGGATGTCGAACGGTTCGATGTCCGTGATTCTCTTTCCCGGTCCCAGCGCGAGAAGCAGCGCGTTCACCTCCTCCTTGAGCAGGGTGATGGACGCTTCCGCCTTGTAGTTCCCCTCACCGCGTCCTACGGGCATTCCGCCCGCTCCATAGACGTTTTCTTTCTCCACGCTGTCTTTGTAGGACAGCGCCGTGATACCTTCCACCTGTCGGCCCAGCATCACCACCTGCACGTTATTCCATCCGGCCACCCGGCCGAACTTGTTGATCAATGTTCCCAATAGTGCCATATCCGTCAGATTTTGTTAGTGAAACCCAAATCAATCTCAAACTCGTGCACGATGCCGTCCGCCACCAGTTTCACCTGGATGTTGAAGGGCTTGTCGCTTACGGCGGATTGTTTGGGGTTGATATAAATGTCGAAATCGGAGATGTCTTCCGCGGCCACCATCGTCTCCAATGCGGATTTTGCGCGGGCGTCCCAGTCACTGACGGTGACGCTGCTGATGTATCCGGTTGCCGGATCGGACTTCACCTTGCTGCGTACACGGGGCAGCAACGTTCCGCGCACCAACCGGGCCGCCTTGTTCCATACGGCGTTATACTCGATGTACGCATAATCGCTTTTCGCGTCCGTACAGGTACATGAGTTGTTGAAGAAGTATCCCGCGTATCCCTGAAAACCGCCGACGAAGATGTAGCCTTTTTCCGTCAGCCTGTTCTGCTCCGGGACGCTGACGTTCGCCATCGCCGTCCCGTTGCTGAGCGCCGCGTTTGTCCATTTCCCGAGCAGTACGCTTGTCAACGGATAGTCCGCCGTTCCCTTGGCGGTACGCGGATGGTTCTCGATGTCCACGCTGCCCATATTCTCATGCACATAGCGTACCGACAACATACCCAGTGCGCTGCCTACCGCCGCGTGGTTCTTGTATGCCTCGTCCTTGGCGGCCTGTGCCGGATCCTGCGCGATGACCACGGAGACATTTTCCGAGTCAAGCGTACGCAAGTCGGTGGCATCCTCCAGTGCGGTCAGATAACCGCCCGATCCCTCCAGTAATACCGCATCCAGATAAATGTGTTCTTCCCGGAGGCTGTTCACCAGCGTCTGGGCCGCCTTCACGGCTATGTCGACGGTAGTGTCCGCCGCCAGCGAACAGATACCGACCGTATTCACGCCGTTCACGGAACGCACTCCGGCAATGAAGTCCTTGTTGGCCGTCAGCGTGGACACCTTGTCCGCCTTAGGCACGATCATCAGGTAGACCGGACGTTCCGGAGACAGACGGAATACCTCACTCACATGATAATGTACCAGTTCCTTGTTCTTCAGGTCGGCGGCTTCGTCCCATTCCAGCGCTTCCAGGTCACCGACTGCGTCCAGTCTGAGCGGCCTGTAATTCACCAGTTTCCCGGCAAGGGCGGTTCTGCCGCAGACCAGCAGCGTCACACGGTCACCGGTATCGGTTTCCCGTACCAGTCCCCCGTGCATCTTATTGATTCCTACTCCTGTAAAAGTTCCCATAATCAGTCCTCCTTTACGTATTAGGCCGATTTCCCGGAAACGATGGCGCCGATGCCGTAATCCTCGATACGGTCCACAATACCGTAAGTCTGTGTGCGGTACTCGCTGGTGGGCGACGCGCTGCGCGTGTCGAGCGTTTCGGGTTTGAAAAGCGATTTCACGCTGTTGATGTGGTAGTAGGTGTTCGGCGCGTAGAAGAACGTGCTCGCCTGGAAGTCCGTGGATGCCGGAGTGGCGGTTTCCGCTATCTTCTTCAACGTGGTGTAATTGTAATAAGGCGTGTCGTTGTTCTCGAAGAACTTCAGCCCTATGAATCCGCGCGGCTTTCCGGTGGCGGGATCAAGATAGAAGGTACGGTCGTAGAAGTACTTGGACGCGCTTTCATCCAGCAACAAGTCCGCCATGTGCTGTGGTGAGAGCACCATGTAGAGGGCGTCCGGATTGGGAAGGTTCCATTTTTTTACGGTGGTGGCCAGGTTCACAAGGTCGGCGTAGCAGAGACGCAGCCGTCCTGTTCCGTCGTTCGCTCCGGTCGTCTTCAATACCGGCATTTCCGCCACGGTGTTGTCCGCCGGGGCCAGTTTGTACAACACGTGGTTACGGATTCCCACCTGGAAGGACTCGTTGTGTTTCACGCGGATCACCGATCGTTTGTCGAACGCCAGGCTGCGTACTTCCTCGTCCGTACAGGAGGTGGGCGTAGTATCGTATACCTCCCAAGGTACCACGATATTCTTTCCCGTGATGGCTGTCGGGGTGAATGTTCCCGTATTGTTCACTTTGAAACCGACATTGTTGATCAGTTTGTTTCTTCTCACTCCGTCCGCCGACAGTGCCGCTGCCGGTACCGCTCCCAGTACCTGCATGAAGTCCGCGCGGTAGTTTCTACGTTCCACCAGCAATTGCGGGTCAACGTATTTGTTCAGATAAAGGCCGTCTGTTAGTGTAGGCATATTCTTTACTTTTTTTAGGGTTAATAAATAATCGGCCGACGGTTAATTCCGGCTGACATAATCGTCCAGCATTTTCTGGTACAGGTCCGGATTCTCGTCCATCAACTTTCTCAAGGCTTTGGGATCGTCCTGAAGATCTTCCCATTTCTTGCCGCCGAACGTAATGCCCGCGGAAGAAGCGGGCGGGTTTACTCTCGGCATTTCCACCGGCTTCATGGCCTGGAGCATCCGCTTGGCCGATTCAAAGTTTCCGGAAAGCATCTGTTTCCAGTCGTCCTTCACGTCAGCCGTGATTCTCTTCTCCCTGATAGCCTCGTTCAATAGAGTCTCTATCTCCTTTTCCCGACGTTCGCTCTCCTGCCTTTCCAGCATGTCGGTGCGTTCCGCCTTTCTCTTGTACACGTCAATCTGCGCCAGTACCTGCGCTTCGGTGGAAGTCTCGGCCATTCCCATACGGTTGGCCAGCATTGTTACATCCATGTCGTTCTTTGTTTTTATAGGGTTAATACTGCTTTCTGTCTCCGTTATCTCTATGGTACCCGCATACCCGCAGTTCATCAGGGCGGTGGCGGTTTCCCTGTTTATCTTCGCCTTTCCGGACACGGCGGTCACGAATCCCTGTTCCTTCGCCTCCTTGGCGGTCATCCAGTAGTCGCCTTTCTCCCAGGCGTCACGGAACTTCCCCTTGTCCTTGCATTTGGCCAGAAAAGCCTCGCGGTAATGGTCGTTGAGTTTCTTCATCATTTCCAGGTAGTTCTCGATATCGGCGGCTTTCCCGCAGATACCGCCGCTCGCCTGGTGCACCATGAAGAAACCGTTTTCCGGCATGGTGAACTCCGAACAGTTGATGGCGATGTAAGTCGCCGCGCTGGCCACCATCGCGCCGCCCTCACCGGTGATGCGTCCCGGAAACCTCCGGATCACGTTGACTATCTCGTTGGCCTCCATACACTCGCCTCCGGGACTGTTGATATAGATGTGCACGTCACGTATGCCCGCCTTGAGCATTTCGTCGATCTGTGCCGTAAAGGCCGATTCCGTATCCCGCCACTGGGATATCGTGCCTTTGATTTCGATGCGGGCACGCCCGCCGTCCGCTTTTGCTGTCAGATTCATTCTCGTTCGCGATTAAAATTCTGACGCAAAATTG